TTCGCGCCCAACTCGGGGATGGCGATGGCGGGCGCCGGCCGGCTGGCGAATGAGCAGTTCAATACCGACTGGGGCGGCTATCAGGATCGATTGCGGGCGATGGGCCAGCAGGGCCAGGGTCTGGCGCAGTTCGGCGCCGGGCTCGAGTACGGTGCGGGCAAGGATCTGGCGGACATCGAGACGGGCTACGGCAACACCAGCGCCGGCAACCGGATCAGTTATTCCAACGCGCTGGCGGCGAGCCGGAACACCGGCTGGCAGAACGCGCTCAACCTGTACGGCACTGCAGCGAAGGCTGCAGCTCAAGCAGCCGCCGGCGGCGGGGGAGGATAGCGCAGATGGCAACTCCAGGCTTTCGCCTTCCTGCATACGAGTACCCGCAGAACGCGGTGCTCGACTTTCGATCTGTCAACGATGCGATCGACACGTTTTCCAAGCAGCGCCAGCAGGGCGTCGAGAACCAGCGCCAGAACAAGCTGCTCGCCTTCCGTGAGCAGCAGATGGGGATGGACCGGGAGAGGTTGAAATACGAGCTTGGCGGAAGGGACTTCCAGCGCGAGCAGCAGGACCGTCAGTTCGGGCAGCAGCGCGATCAGCAGGACCGTCAATTTAATCAGCAGCAGTCTTTGGCCGGCATTCAGCACGGCTATTCGATGGCGCACCAGGGCGCGCAATTCGGACAGCAGCGGACAATGGCTGGGGTTCAGACGGACGAGCACATGCGGCTGGCGCGCGAGAAGGCGATCCTGGATCGCCAGGAGCTTTTGGAGAAAGCCCGAGTCTTGGGGCTGGCCCCACCTGAGCAATCCGCGCAGCCGCAGCCTACCGTCAACGGCTGGTATAATAACGACCCGGCGCTGACGGAGCCACCGGCACAGCAGCCGTCGTTCGCGCGGACGCCACAGCCGCAATCGATGATGCCGGTTGACCCATATCAGCGGCTCACGACGCCGGCACTCTCGCCGGAAGCTGCCGAAGCCGACCGCAGAAAGCGCGCGGGGCAGGCGCTGATGCTCGGCGACACGAAGGGCGCTGGAAAGATCATCAACAAGGAGGAAGACCCGAAGGAGTATCAGACCAAGGATGCGCTTTTTGCGGAGCGCATGGCGAGGTCAGAGATCATGTTGCGCGGCGCGATCGGTACGCCGGATCAGCAGAAATATAACCCCGGCGCGCGCATCAACAACTTCTGGCCGGATACCGGCATGATCGCCAACATGACCAATTCGCAAACATTCCGCAGCTACCAGGGCGGCGCGCGCGAGTGGATCGCGGCACTGCTGCGGAAGGACACGGGTGCTGCCGTTACTCAAACGGAATGGGACTTCTACTGGCCGACGTTCTTCCCGCAGCCTGGTGATAGCCCGGAAGTGCAAAAGCAAAAGGTCGACCGTCGCGTGATGGCGGCTCAGGGATTGCGTGGGGCGTCTGGCCCTGCGTTTGATCGGATGTACCCAGGATTCGACCAGGAGATGCGCACGCAGATGCAGGGGCAAACCCTGCCGCCTGCCCGCGGGCAAGCCGCCAGGCCAGCCAAGCCATCGCCACAGCCTGGAGCGGTTGAAGATGGGTACAGGTTCAAGGGTGGCGATCCGTCGAGGCCTGAAAATTGGGAGCGTGGGGCGCAATGACGGGACCATGGCAGCGCTACGCGCCATCTGCGACGGCTGAGGCGTCCGGGCCATGGTCGAAATACCAGGGCGGCCTAAGTCAAGCCGATGTTGAGGCTGAGGCGCACGTGGCCGACATCGTCAAGAAAACCGGGGTCATCCCAGGCAAGCCGCTCGCCTACGGCATCCCGCTGATTGGCCCTTACCTCGACGAGGCGTCCGCCGCTGTAACCGCGCTGCCCAATATGGTGACGGGCGGCGCTGTCGGGCCATCTTACAATCAGGCACTTGCGCGTACTCGTGCGTGGAACCGTGCCGCAGAAAATGACGCGCCGATCAGAACAATGGTTGGACAGGTGGCGGCTGGCATAGCCACGGGCGGGCCTATCTTCAGCCGGATTGCGCCGGCGGCAACCATGGCAGGGCGCGTTGGTCAAGGTGCTGCGCTTGGCGCTGGTGTTGGTGCGGTGGAAGGGTTCGGCGCCGGCGAGGGCGGGATCGACAATCGCGCTGCACGATCGATTTCGACCGGCGCTCTCGGTGCTGGACTTGGCGCGGCATTGCCGATCGCCGCGACCGGCGTCACGCGGGGTGTCGGCGCGGCGATCGATGCTGTGCAGCCAACTTATCTGCGGATGCGACACGGGCCTGACGCTGCGGCTGATGCCATCCTCGCGCGCAAGATGGAGCAGGCGGGGACGTCGCCGGCGCAGGTCCGTTTGGACCTCCAGAGGGGGCAAGCGCAGTCGGCTCAGATGGGGCCAAATTCACGGGCTGAGCTACCGGAAACAATCGCGGACACGTCCGATGCGATGCAACGCCTTGCGGGCAGCGTTTATCGTTCTGGCGGGGAGGCAGGCAACTTCACGCGTGCGGCACTGGAAGGGCGCCAGCGTGGGCCTGCGAACCCCTACGCGCCACAGCCCGGCGAGGCCAGTGGGCAGCGCACGAGGATCATGGACGGGACCGAGCGAGCCTTGCAGATCAGGTCAGCCGGGTCTGCGCTGCAGACCGAACGGCAGATCATGCAGGATCAGGCCAGAGAAGGACAGACGCTCTACCGGCAGGCGTTCCAGCAACAGCAGCCATTCGAGATACAGAGCGTTCTGGACGGGTTTGCGCTCCAGGCGCAGCAGTATCCGGCGCCGTTTCAAGCGCGATTGCATCGCGCGCTCAATCTGTTCCGCGACAACAGTCCGACCCGCATGCCGGTGACGAACCTGCAGCGATTCGATGCCGCCAAAAAAGCGCTCGACGACATGATCGAGACGGCGCAGCGCCAAGGCCAGGGCAACCTCACCCGCGAGTTGACCGGCTTAAAGAACGAATTGCTCGGATCAGTGCACGCCAATGGGCAGAACCAAGGATATCAGGCCGCACGTCAGGCATGGGGGTCGGCCGCCGAAAACCGCGAGGCGATCGAGCTTGGGCGAGCCGCATTGCGTGAGGGCTCGGAGATCAGCGCGGAGCAATACCGTGGATTAACGCGCGGCCAGCAGCAGTTGTTCCGCATCGGCTATCTGGAAAGCCTGCGTAATTCACTCGGAACACGCAAGCCCGGCAGCGACGTGACGCAACTTTTCCAGCAGGCGCGGGTGCAGGAACTTATGAACGAGATCATTCCAAGGTCGGCCGGCCGCAACGCCGTCTACGCCAACAGGCCGGAGCGGTTCGGCGACCTGATGCAGCGCGAGGCGCGCATGGTGCAGACCCGCAACGGCGTGCTTGGCAACTCGGCGACGGCGCAGCGCCAGCAGGATGATATGGGGTTTGCTGGCGACGCGCTGGCCAGCATGTGGAACAGGTTCCGCTCAAGCCCGTCGCTGTTCAACATGGGTGTGGAAGCGGTTGGCGTTGGTATTCAGAAGGTGTTCGGCTACCGCCAGGACGTTGCTCTTGCGCTGGCGCAACGTCTTCTTGAGAGCAATCCACAGGTGAGAAATCAGATCCTGCAGCGCCTACGAGCGCGGGGCGGGCCTGACCGGTTGGCGCGGTTCGCCGATGCGGTTGACCGATCGTCGATGACGCTGATCGGCAGCGCGACCGCCCCACTGCAGATCGAAGGGGAAGGCGGAGCGCGGTGAGGTTCGTCCAGGCTCACAATTCCTCAAAAACTGCAAGCCCTGACCCGCGCTCCGCCGAGATGAAACCACCGATGAGGATGCAACGCAATGGCTGACATCGCCGGCCAGTACATTGACGAACTGCTCTCGTCAGGGAAGCCGTTCCCTTCGATCGACGAGATCCAAGCAGAGATATCGAGGCGGTCTGGCCCCACGAACAACCGCGAACGCCAGTTTGCCGCACGTCGCGCAATGTCGGGCCGTGATCCGTCATTGTCTACAGCAGACCGAGAGGCCGTGGCACGACGTGCGTCCATCAGCGAAGAGAACAACCAGGCCATCGAGCGTGGGGTCGGAGAGCTTGTGCTGGGTCAGCCGATCCGAGCTGGGCGGGCCATTGGGGAAGCCTATGAAAAGCCCTCGATCGCAAATCTGACGGCGGCCGGTGCGCATACGGCATTGGCTGCATTCCGGCCAATGACGGCGGGTGCGTTTGCCGTTGGCGGAATGGGCGCGGCGGCAGCGTCGGACTTGGCTGACGAGTTCGTATCTGATGCCGGTGCCCAACAGCGAAATCAGCCGAATGCACGCGCCAGAGCTGCGAATGCCGAACGCTCGGCAGCGAGAGAAAAGGTAAACCTTCTCAAAACCGAGAACGCGAAAGCGGCCGATGACGAGCGCCGGCGTATCGATGCGCTTGACCGCAATGAATACGACGCCGCCGTCAGCCGGGCCGAGGCTGAGAAAAACGCAATCCTCGCCGACAAGCCGAAGCGGTTCGGCGATACGGCAGTCGGTGAAGTCTACAACAAGCTCGGCATGATCGCGCCGGGTGTCATTGCTGCGGGTATGGGAGGTGTGTCTAGGCTTGGCTCTGCCGCGCTCGGCTACAACGGCAAGATCGCAAACTATGCAGCACCTGCGGCCGTTGGAGCGGTAACGGGTGGGGTTTCTGCCAGTTGGCCGCTTGGGCACGAATTGCTTTTTGAGCCGGCGGCTAATCCGGAACGGAGGGCCTATGAGGCGTATGCGCGCGAACTGCCGCCGACGCACCCGCGGAAACAAGAGTGGACGGATTACGCTCTACGCCAACCCGAAGCGAACCCGGCACGTAATGCAGCGTCGGAAGAGTTTTATAATCCAACCAAGTTCATGGAGCGAACAGGAGTCGGCGTAGCTGAGGGGGTGCTTGGCGGTCTTGCAGGCTCTGAATTCGTCAACACGTTGAGGCACCCCATCCGCGCATCTAACTTGTTTGGCGGAGCCAACCGTGGAGCTGGCGGAGGATCTTCTCCTGGCGGTCCGCCGGGAGCTGGCGCAAATAGCGGGCCAAATTTTCCGCCGCTACCCCAGCAGCCCCCTCAAGGCGGAATAACTCCGCCTTCCGGTCCAATGCCGCCGACGTATCCGCCTTACGATCCGCTATTGCATGGGCCTGTTGCACGGCAATACCTCGATGATGCGTTGTCGTCAGGAAGAGTGCCAGAAACCGACACGATGGTCAATCAGTTGCAGGGTCAATTTGTTGGTCGAGGCTGGCCACAAGTTGACCCTGCTAACCTTGCCCATCGTGCTCGCGGAACCGTGGAAGAGTTGATGATGATCGATCAACTTCTTCGCTCCGGCCAAATGCGCCGGACAGTGACTGGCCAAGAGGTTCGTCAGCCTGTTTTGAACGCATCGACCGGGCGTGATTACACGTTGGCCGTCCCCGCTGCCGCACTTCCTGCGGCCGGTTACTATGGCATGCCAGAACAGCCACCAAATGCCCTGATGCAACATCGAGCCGACCAGTATTGAGGCACGCCGCCATCAAGACACACTGAGGTTAACGAGATGACCGACCGACCCGCCAGGCAGCCAGAACTGAACCCCTACGAGTTCCCCTGGTATCAGCGGCTCCCGCACGCAGCAACCGACTGGTGGTATGGCCCCGACGCGACCGCGCAGAACCATGCGCAGTCGTCCAAGTTGCTGGGCACAGCCAATCCGTTCAACGTGCCGGGCAACGTCTTCGAGGGGACGGATCGCATGCGAGATGGGTGGCAGCGCGGTGATTGGGGGGCCGTGGGCGGTGGAGCGCTGCAGGCGGGCGCTTCGATTGCAGGAACAGGTGCTGCCGTTGGAACGGTGCAAGGCGCCATGCGCGGCGCGCAGTCGGCCCGCAACGTTCTGCGTGAAAACCGCGCATGGGAGGCGAATACGCCGCGCGGGATGGCGATGGATGAGCCGCCTTTGATGCCAACGCATGCCGAGAATTTAACAAAGATGCGCGATTACGCGAGGCGGCTTTCCCGCGGGGAAAAACTATCATCGAAGGAACTCGCCGAGGCAGAACGTCTGAGAGAGAATGCACTAGAAATGGAAGTGAAAGGACATCGAAGAATGTCCAGGGATGATCTCAATGCGGCGCTTGACATGGAGATACCTGCCAGAAATAGCAACCCATTTCCGACCAGGGAAGTTGTGTCTGGAGCAGGCGGCGCAGCATTCAGTGACTGGGCATGGAATGGTGGCATCATGCCGTGGAACTGGAATGCACCCGGCACGCTCCAGAACACCACACGAGATATGTTGACATCAGCCCAGCACCCCGATGCTGAAAATCAGCCGGATGGCTATTACGGACATCGGCCCATTCCGCAGCCGATCGGTCCTGCGGCTCAGGTCGGTGCTGCTGTGGGGGCCGGATTTGGCGCGGTAGCGTCACCAGTTGCTACGGCTGTTTCAAATCGTTTGATGCGCGGGAGTCGTGGAATGATCGGCAGGGGCCTGCCGATTGAATATGGCAGTGGAATGGTGCTTGGCACTGGAATGATGGGTGGCATCGGGGCAGGTCTCGGCGCTATGGTTGGGTCTGGGCGCAACATCAGGCGTAGCAACGAAGCAGACGGCGAGATGCTGGCGCGGATGAGCCCGATATCTCAGATGCCCCTGCAGTACCCACCTGAGAATGAGAATGCGCTTTCTCAATACCGCAACGGTCAATACTGAGGACGCCCCATGCCCGATTCTGGTTTCGTCATCTCGCCCACGGTTCGGGTGATCAATGCTTCGTCAGTGGCGATCGCCGGTGGATCGATCGAGTTCTATGACGCCGGCACATCGACGCCGCGCGCGGTCTATTCCAACTCTGGGCTGACCGCCTCGCTTGGTTCAACCGTCTATCTCGATGCGGGCGGGCATCCGGTCGCTTCGCTGGGCTCGTCGACCAAGGTCATCGTCTACACCAGCGCGTCACTGGTGAAGATGATCGTCAAGGATGATGCCAGCGTTACCGTCGCGACCTATGACAACGTCAAGGTGACGGAGGATACATCGGCGTTCGGCGCAGGAGGCGGCACTGCCGATGTGGTGGCCGGCGTCGTCTCAAAAACCGCTGACTACACCGTTCTAACCACCGACCAGAACAAGTGGTTCAACTGCGATCCGACCGGAGCCGGGTTCACGCTGACGCTTCCTTCGGCGGTCACGGCGACGGACGGCTGGGCCGTCGGCGTTCGCCACGCTGGTGCGGCCTCGATCACCAACGCGGTACGCCTCTCGACCGTCGCCGGTCAGACGATCTCGAGCGATGCGGTGGCCGGGGTCACCTCGATCGTCATCACCGGCGGCGGCGAGGCTGTGTGGATTGTGTCGGACGGCTCGGGCTGGTCGGTGATCTCGCACACGCCGCCGCACATCGTGTCGTCGGGCAAGACGACGCTGACCGTTGCCGATCGCCTTTCGCTGCCGCCGGCTTCACCTGATATCGGTGCGTTCTACATCGTGGCAGCAGCGCCTGCCGGCGCGTGGGTGTCCTATGCCGAGCACGATATTATTCAGATCGTCGGCACATCGACTTATCGTCGCTGGACGCCGCCGACCGATTGCGGGTGGTTGGCCTACATCCAAGCCGAGGACGTCCTGACGCAGTTCCGGGCGTCGGCCTGGGTCGATCTCACCAATATCACCGCGCCTGAAACGAGCGTTCTCGAAACCGCGCTGTTCCTCGACCAGCGGGCAGATGGCGTCGTTGGCGGTACGGCGAGCGTTGGCGCCTGGACAACGGCCACGCTGCAGACCACGAAGCTCAACACCATCGAGGGGTGCTCGCTCACGTCAGATGTGATCACCCTTCCGGCCGGCTCGTATTTTGTCGTCGCGTCGAAAATGATGGGTTCGCCGAATAGCGTCGGCGTACGTCTCATTCTTGGCGGCGGCACGATCTTCGAGGGCATCAACGGCGGCATCTCAGGCACTGAAGACTCGATCATGAGCGTGCACGCGGCGTTCACGCTGGTCGCCTCGGACACGCTCACGCTGCAGTATTACGCGCAAAGTTCCGGCACCACGAGCGACCTTGGATCTGTGCTCCTGATCGCCGGCAACCTCGAAACCTATGCCTCTGTCCTGATCCTCGACCTGACTTCGCTACAAGGTCCTGCCGGCGATCGCGGCGCGCAAGGCTCGATATCGGCAACCCCGTCTGGCGCGCTCACGCTGGCCAACGGTGCCAATGCAGACGTCGTGATCGGCACCAACCAGAAGCACCGCATCACGGGACCAAGCGGGGCATTCTCGGTCAGTGGGTTTGTCGCTCCGTCCAACGATGGCTACGTGTTGTTCGTATACAATCCGACCGCGCAGACGATGACGCTGACCAACGACGCAACGTCGACGGCGGCCAATCGAATCCTCACCATGACGGGCTCAGATGTCGCGCTCACCGGCCCGTCGATGGTGATGCTAATATACGACACAACGGATGCGCGATGGCTATACCACAATCAGTAGGGATAAGCCTCGACGAGTTGAAGCGCACCGCGCCGCGCAGCTTCGACAAAACTCTTTGCGACCTCATCGCCGGCGTTCAAGAGGGCCAGCGCCCGATCATCGTGCCGTCGGCAGCGCCCGTGCAGCACACGACAACCGTTGTCGAGCGCGAGACGCTGCCGGCTGAGTACGCGCATGTCATCACGGAAATGGCGGAGCAGCTGACCAGGCTGAACCTCGAGCTGATCGAGGCGAAGCGTGATCTGGCGGATTTTGGACGGCGCCTCGCCGCGATCGAGTCCATCGAGATCGACAAGCGGTTGCTGAAGGGAGCGGCGGCATGATCACCCGCGATGATCTGCGCAAGTTCGCGCCGCGCGCCAAGTCGGCCTATGTCGACGCGCTGCTCGCCGGCATGGAGACGTTGCGCGAGGCTGGCATTCTCGACAACGAGCATCGGCTCTGCCATTTCATGGCGCAGGTCGGGCATGAGACGGGCGGCTTCACGATCGTCCGGGAATCGATGGCCTACACGCCTAAGCGGATGCGGCAGGTCTGGCCGGGGCGCTACCGCAACAAGTCGGATGCCGAACTGCGGCGCATTCTGTCGAGCCCGCAGTCGTTCGGCGATGATGTCTATGGCCGGCGGATGGGCAACAATAGGCCGGGAGACGGCTATGCGTTTCGGGGGGCCGGATTTATCCAGACGACCGGCCGATCGGCGTTCACCAAGTATGCCGAAGCATTGGGGCTGCCGACCGATGACATGAGCCTGGGCCGCTATGCTGACGATCTCGGCATCCTGCTCAAGTTCGCATGCCTCGAATGGAAGCAATCGGGCTGCAACGACTGGTCTGACGAGAACGATCTGACCAAGGTGTGCAAGGCGATCAACACGGGCAGCGCCACGAGCAATATCAAGCCGGTGGGGATGGCTGATCGGCAGCGCTGGTTTGCCAAGGCCTGGAGTATCTGGGGGGAGCGGGGAACGCCGGATGTGCCGGCTGAGCCGACGAGCCAGGCTGTGCCCGCAGCGGCTGCGGTTGGTGGCACTGCGATTGGTGGCGCGGTGCTAGCCGATCCTGTCGGGCTCAGCTCGAGCCTGGTCGCCGTGAAGAGCAACGCCTCTCAGCTCCTCTCCGGTGTGGACATCGCGCTGTGGAGCGTGCCGGTGGTGCTTGGCGTTGCCGCGGTCGCGTTCATTTGGTGGGCGAGGAAACCATGATCGGCCTGTTTCTCAAATCCATGACCGGCCAGCTTGCCGTGGTCGCCGTGCTGATCTCCGGCGCGGTCGGGTGGCTGTATGCTCATGATCGGAAGGTCATCAAGAAAACCGAAGCAACGATCGTTCAGCGTTCCGAAAAACAGGGGGCGCAGAATGCGGCAAAGGCCAAGAAACGGATTGATGATGCTCGCAAGCCTGGTGCTTTTGACCGGTTGCGCGCCGACACCAAAACTTGTCCCGATTGCCGTTGACCGGTTGTGCGAGGGATGGCGACACATGACGATCGCCAAGGCCGACCGTCTGACGGAAGGCACCGCTAGTCAGATCGAGGGATCGAACAAGGCCCGTGACGAGTGGGGCTGTGCGTACGGTGCTAACCAAGCCAAGGACGGGGCCAATGGATGACGCCACTCTCCGAGTATCTGCTTGGCCAGATGATGCAGAGCATGCGCTCGCTCGAATCCGACGTGAGCGAGATCAAGCGGAAGCTCGACGATATCTTGACATGGGCACAGCGGCTGGCTCTCCTCGCTGGGCTGTGGGTGGGAGCGATCGGGCTGAACTTGGACCCGGACAAGATCGGCCAGATCGTGGCTACGCTCGTCAAGTCGATCAGGTGATGAATATCGCGTGCTGGACGGCGTGGGGCGTGCTGGCGTGCGGCGTGGCGCGCGTCGCGTTCTGGGCCGTATGGCATCTCTAGCGCAGCGCGAATTAAGCGTATACGTTGCTTCAGTCGCCGCCTGTGGCGGGAGCCGCTGGTCCGGGCGGCGCTGCGGAAGGAGTAGGGCCTTTCTCAGACCATGACCCCGCCACCAAAATCGGCCGGACTGCGCAGTTCGATACGCTGGTGTATCGTGTCAATCAGCCATTTGGCATCGATCATGGCGTCGTCGGTCGTAATGGTCGACACGCACAGACTGCATCCATCCCAGCCGCTTTTATAAAGCGCTCATCCGATCTTCTCCGTTCGTCATCACGGCGGCCCTTTCTGGTCAGTCATCCACAGCTACGACGATTGCATACGAGCCGGAGCCGTACAGCATCCGTTTCACATATTCGGCTAGTAGGCGCGAGGCGTACCGCGACGTGCCAATAGTGCCGTTCTTTTTGATGGCGTAGGTCATGTCCGGCCCTTTCACGTGTTCTTTTGGTTGGCGATTTCGAGCAGCACGTCGGCGTGGCATGGTGCGCCTGTCCGGCACCAGCACGCGAGGTTTTTCCCCTTGAGAGATTGACGCACCTTGTCCTTCATGTGGTCCGTCATTGTCTCAGTGAACAGGCGGATCGCAGCGGCTGTCGCCTCGTCCTTCGTGGCAAACATCCACACGTGTAATTCCGACTCGACCCACCACGGTTTTTCCAGAGGTTTCGCGTCTAGTGGTTTTGCCTTCCAGACTCTGTACGGGTTGCCGAACCCGGTGGAGCGATCGGTCTTGACGGTGTTCGGCGGCATCGTCCACCCGCGCTTGCGGCTCAACTGGACTCGCTGCGGCATTGGTCGGCCCTTTCCGGTTCACTAAAATTGAAGATCGCTGACTGTAGAGGACGGACGCTCACCCATCGAAGATGCCGCTTCGAATCTGTCCCGCCGCGGCATACGGCGGTCCGGTTGGGATAGGGCTGTTGGCGTCGGCATTCCAACCGTGGAGATGATTGCTAATCATCACCTTGCAGGTGCTCCCCTGCTACTCCTCTGATTTTTGCCGCTGTTTCCAGCCGTCCTCTACAGTCAGCGGGCCTCATTGCGTTGAAATTGTCAGCCCCTGACTGTCAGGAAGTTGCATCCAATGCGTTGGCTGACAACTCTCGTAACCGGGGTCGAAATTGCCTTCGCCGACCAAACACCAATCTCCGCTCCACTGCTCCCCGTCCCACAACCCAACTTGAGCAGGAGGAAATCCGTCAGGCCGAGAGCCGAAAAACCCGAGCAGGTAATATGTCCCGTCTGGGAGCATCGGTGCGGATGCGATCGGTTGCCATATATCTCGTCGTTCGATCTCGTCGGCGGCGGCTTGGCAAATCTGTACGTGGTCGATGTCGCTCACGCGGCGAAGCGCGCCGATCAGACCTGTATCCCGTGGGTTACTTTGCATAGATGTAATCTCGCTGGCGCACGGATGCTTGTCGGCCACTGGCCGGCCCTTTCTGGTCAGATTGTCTTGCTGGTGGCGTTGTAGCGGTAATACGACAGCACGACCGGCTTCCCGTCTGCGCCGCGCTTGGTGTAGCGAGCTACGATCTGGCCATGGTCGAGTGACCGCAGATTGATCCGGAAAACCGGGTCGGCTTCCTTCCAGCCGAACGCGGCATCAGCGAGGATGCGATTGTTGATTTCGCGCCGCGCGCCCTTCACGAACACCGTCCCCGGCTGGTTAGCGAGCGGGTCGACATCGATGAGGTAACGCTTGGTCTGCTGTGCCTTGAGTGCGCTGGGGTGCATTGCCGTCTCCCGTGTCTGATGGTGGATAAATAGCACCCCCTTGACATCGTGTCAATAGCTGTGTCACATTATGCGCATGAAAGCTATTGGCACTAAATACACACACCGGATCGGATGGGTTCGCGGGTCTCCGAAGCATCCCGTGGCGACACAGATTGCGTCGGTGAAGCCGCACTGCAAGGTGATGTACAACAGTAGCGAAGGCGACACCATTGATCACGTCATTCAGGCACTCAGGCCCGGCAACGTCCTAGTGATGCACGACCTAAGCCGCATCGGCGAGAACGGCCGGCAGATTGGGAAAGCCCTTGCTGCGGTGTTCGACCGCGAAGCTCGCATCTTCGTCACCGGGCGCGGCGGATACATAGACAGCATAACGTCTGTCGAAGTCGCCGAGGCAATCGGCGTCGTCAACGGCGAGGCAAGAGCAGCGACGACAGAGATCGCGAGGAAGCGCGGCAAGCTCGGCGGCAAGCCCAAGGCGGGTATGAGCATGTCGGATGCCGAAGCACGAAAGCTGTGGAAGAATCCGAAGCTGACGAATCAGGAGGCTGCTGACGCAATCGGCGTCAGTGTCCGCACCTGCTATCGTAGCTTCGGCGACAGTGGCCGGCCTGCGGGCTGGCCAAAGCGAACGAAATAAGGAGGAGTCGGGCATGAAGCTGGTCAACATCACTTGCGACGGCTGCGGAGATGGTCTGACCGAGGCCGGGAACTGTGTTGATTATAGGCTCGCTCTGAACGTTGAAAACATTCCGAGCAGAGGCGGGTTTGTGACTGCCGTTGGCAGGTATCCGCCGCTGATGTGTGATCACCATTTTTGCGGCACGGCATGCCTTGACCAATGGTCAGACCGCAGACGGCTGAAAGATAAGCTGTGGCGCAAGTGCATGGACGAGCACAGAGAGAATCACGGATTCCGCAGCGAAGACGGACAGATAATATCTTATCCTATGATTCCTGACGACGAGCGCGAGACCAACGAAAAGGCATTTGAGGCTACAGCGCTCGACGCGTTCCCGATGAAAAAACCCAAGTAGTGGCACAGAAGAAATGAGGAGCATGTGATGGCGACGCGCCTTTGGGTGCTCCGGCGAGTTGGCGGCGAGGGCACTCCTATTTATGATTGCAACGACGGGTTCGTGATCCGCGCTGACGACGCGACTGAGGCGCGAATGATGGCGTCCAAGACAAGTGGTGATGAGGGGCCAAACGTGTGGCTGAATGCCGATCAGTCTCACTGCGAGGAATTGCTGCAATTCGGCGAGCCGGGCATCATCATTACCGACTTTCACGCCGGTTAATTGACCAACACAGGAGCACCAGATGGACTGGAAGCCACCGAAGGCGCACTGGCCGCCGCGAGACGTGTACGACTGGAGCATGGCCACGATAGGGGCGGTGGCCGTCATGACTTTCCTCGCGGCGGCGGTCCGAATTTTGAACGGATAGGGAGCGCTGCGCAACTAGAGAGCGCCGCCGCGTGCTTTGAGCAAAGCCGCACGGGCGATTTCTTCAGGTGAGATGCTCGAGTAGCCAAGTCGAATGCATCTCATGTGCTCAATGCATTTTTCGAGCGCAGCGTACATCTCAGGCGCTGCTGCGATCAGAGCGGCGTTGGCTGATCGCTCATTGGTTCCATGCCCGTAGTCATCATATATGATGCAACATCCTTTAGGCCCTGGTTCAAGCATTGCGTCTTTGCCGATCCGGAAGGCTCTGCCGCTTGACGTTTTGACCTGTTTGCACTCCCAAGGCCCCGGCGTGAACTTCGTCTCGCTCATCGGTCGTCCCTTTCATTCGCCTGCAGAAGAACCAGCACCAGCCCAGCTGCTACAATCCACAGCACAATCAGTACCAGCACAGGTATCATTCGAACTGCCTTCCCCATTGCAAATGCTTAGGCCGGCGCGGGAATGGACGGCGCGTCTTACGGATGCCGTCGTGCTTGTCGGCAATGCGCTTGCCCTTGGCCACGGTGCGGGTATCGTCGGCGGCCTTGCCATCGGGGCCGGTGTCGCAGGATAGGCAAATCGGGAAAATATTGGCCGCATCGTCCGTGCCGCCTTCCGCGTGGCGGTGAATGTGATCTGCCCTCCAATTCGTGGGAGACTTCACCAGATCAATCGTGCCGTTGCAGACATGACAGGTCATGCACTTGCGGCCGAGCATGTTGAACCAGGCGTGGGTGTCGACGCAGGTTCTGCGGGCTTTGGTGGAGTTGCGGGGTGTCATCTCACGACCTCCAGTTTCCTTTTCTCTCTCACCCGTACCGGCGGCATGATCTCGTCGACCTTCAATCCAGTCTCAGCCTCGATCACGTCGGCCACGTCACCAAATAGTGCGCATGCGGCCAAGTGCTTCAGCTCATCGAACGCAATCGACTTCGATGTGATGATGTAGAACTTGGTTCCGGCCGCCTCGACGTAGTGGTGCTCGCCAGCGGCTTTGATGGCGGCGGCTACGGCGATCAGAGCTTGCGATTGATCCATGCCGGCAACGTCGACGGTGGCCACATTGCGGTGGCCCGCCTTCGCCTGGAGCCATTTTCTCAGGTGCTGCTCGCTGCCCGGCTGAAACAGATCGGCCCGCTCCGGCCAATGTAGGAACGCGGCCTTGATGAGCGCATGGAAACGGGCGTTTTGAGGCACGCTGCGAGGCGTGCCGCGCTTTGGGGATGGATAGCCCCCGCAATGCTGACATGGTCGATCATTGCTCATTACACGGGTACCGCCCGCTTTCGGTTGAACCCTTTCGGCATCCGGCCCCGGCCTGACCATGACAGTCCAGACGTTGCGTCACGAAACTTTGCGGCGGCTTTCGCCTTTACATGCCGGCCGATGATGTCCGACAGATCGAACCCGTGCTTGCGTGCGAGAACTACAAACTCGGCTTTGAGGTTCAGCCGGGCCTTGGCCTGCTTGTCGGCGATCACGCTGTCGATACGGTCGCGGTATTCCCGCAACTGCTTGGCTGTCATGGTGTCGAGGTTCATGTGATGGTTTCCTTAGTCAGTTGATGTAATCGCGGCTCCGGTCGTTGTCCCCGCCCCAACCGGAGCCGCTGCCACCCGCCCCGCGTCGGGTGATTCGATCAAGCGCCGCAGCGCTGTAATGCGGTCTATATGCTGACTGCAAATAGCCGAGATGTAGTCGAGGCTAGGCCCTGGGTGATCCCAGTGCACGAAGATCCAGTGCGGGGAATAGCCCTTGCAGGCTTCACGGAGAATGCGGTGGTTGGTGTAAGTCATATCGTCGCTCCGCTCACGGCCCGTTCCGTCTCTACAGGAATACCAGCAGGTGCACGTGACGCAACAAAAGCCTCGATCTCATCAACACTTGGATACGATCCGCGCCAGACCAGACGTTCCATGATCCGGCAGAATATCTCACCGGAGTTCAGTCCACGTGCGGCGAGGCGTAACACATAGGCTTGATCGGCAGGGGATGATGTGCGCATGGGTACTTCTACTCCGCTGCTTGTTGACGAAACGCCGCCGTGAGCTTTGCAATCGTCGCGTCGACCTCGGCGAGAAACTTCCGCGTCTCGCTTTCCAGTTCCGCGATCAGGACCGGGTCGCGATTGACGGGGCGCACGTGCAGTTGCATTTCAGGCGGCATGCGGGGGTCGAACGAGACCCAATCGCACCACTCGCGCTTGGTGCAGGCCATCGCCCACTGCATTTGTTTGACGTAGTCAGGATCGATCGGAGCGCCGAGCAACGTCGCTATGTGGGTCGCCGAATTTGGACATTTTATCTCGATCAGCCCGGCATCTCCAACCAACGCATCAGGCGAGAACCCGGCCCATTCGATGGTATGGTGATCGATGAACCCGACCGTGCGCAGCGTGGCTCCGCTGGCGAAAGCGTACATCTCACGCGCGGCAGCTTCGTTATCCTTGCCGAACTGCATCGCAGCGGATGTGAAGCCTTCCGCCTGGAACCCCGATAGCCGCTCTGCCACCAGCTCGCCCATATAGGTGTTGCGCGAGGCAGATACGCCCGTCTTGGTCTTGCGGACGATATCGGCAACGCGGGATGCGGTTACCTTGCCACATCGTGCAGCGTGCCATTCGGGTTCACCTTGGGTGCATTCGATGATTTTCATGGGGCGGCTCCTGCTTGGCGGCGTTCGTATTCTTCGGAGACGTCTTCGCTGTATTCCCAGTCAGGGCCGTAGCCGTAAGCGGCTGGGTCGGTGTCCGGGTGGCACAGGCGAAACGCGAACTCGGCCCATTTCTTTTTCTCGGCAGGCGACTGATCGCCATGGCGCGGAGCAATGTCTTCATCGAACCGGACGCCGGATTTGATGCGGTACTCACCGCAGTTCGACCCCGTGTCTTCGTCAGCATAGCGCACGCTAAACACGACGCCAGGCAGGCGTTCAGACAACGCAATCATCATGTCGTTCGGGTGCCCCCAAGCCGTCTCGAATTTGAATTGCGCCGCGTCGGCCGGGTGTCCGTCCTTTGGCTGCCCGTAGCAGTTCCACTTCGTGCCCCAATGTTCTTGGTTCCAATCGTACCAGTACATGTAGCCGCATTCACTGTAGTTTTGGATGGCTCGAACGATGGCCGGAATATCCGATGCGCGGGCTGGCGTCGTTGTTTCCCGTAGCGCGTTCGACAACTCCATGCGATTGGTCAGACTTGTGATGTCGTCGCCGGCCATGGTCTTTGGGTCTGGCAGTAGTCCAAGTGCCGCGTTGGCGCGCGAGAGAATACCAAAGTGTGGCTCGAAACCTGCTAGGCATTTCGGAGCGGATTTGATCACGTTGAAATCGACAAGTCCCTTGTCGTTCACGAACGTGGCCCGGATATCCTCTAGCGGGATGCCGTTGGTGTCATCAATGGTCAGAATAGTTGTGACGTGGTTTGGCATCATAGACCTCAATAGTTGATCGCAATGGCCGGGATCGACCGCGCTGCAATCAGCGTGATCACGTTCTTGGCGACGTCTTCCGGGATGCCGGCCTCGACAAAAGCCGCCAGCGCAGCCCGGTTGATCCGGCCCCGGTGATCGATGTCCGCCATCCGCTTTGCCGTTTCTGCCGCTTCAATCAGCGCGGCGCGTTCAGCATCGGCCTTGGCCTTCTCCGCAGCTTCGGTCGCCCGTTGTTCGACCGCTGCGAGTTCCTCCTTGTGTTCGCGCTCGCGGCGATCGGCGGCTTCCTGGGCGGCTTTCGCTGCCGCTTCGGCCTTTGTCCGCTCGGCACGCGCGGCGGCTTCAGCGGCTTGCTTTGCCCGTTCTGCCGCATCCGCTTCCGCCTTGGCTTGCCGCTCTGCTGCCTCACGATCGGCTTGCGCCTTGCGCTCGATCTCGGCACGGGCTTCGGCTTCCGCGCGCAACCGGGCTAGTTCGGCGGCGTCGGCTTCGCGCTTCTCGGCAGCGGCGAGCCGCACATTGAGTGCCGCCAGCGCCTTGGCGTGAAGCTCGACAGCGGCACCGATGTATTCATGATAGTCCGCCTCACCGATCGGCGTCAGTTCGAGGCTGGCAATGGTTTCACGGATCGTCGCCGATGGCCGCTCCGACTGATCGTCGATGAAGTTCTGTAGCGCGGCGAGGTCTGTTTTGATGCGGTCGACGCGCCCGCGTTCTGCCGCCTCCCATTCGTCGAGCGGCGCGCGCACCTCATCCCGCCATGCGTCGAGCGTGTCCCGGATGCGCTTGCGTGATGCGTCGATCTTATTCGGGATCAGCTTCTGTTCGTCGACGAGCTGCTTGCCGATCCCGTCGAGGTAGGTTTTAGAGCGCGCTACCGTGTAGGCCATAGACGCGATCTCTTTGCGCCCGGATGCCGTATCGAGATCGCCCGTGAATGCGTCGATCTTCGCGCGGATGCTGGCTAGGATCGGGTCGATCCGTTCTGGCGTCGTGAACACCGCCAATGCATCGGCTGTAGGGATCGTAACGAGGCTGGTATCGGTTCCATCAGCCATGTGCGGCCTCCTTCGCCAGAAACATGATCGACCTCAGAACGGGATTTCATCATCGCCAACCACCGGCATCTGGCGCGGAGCCTGACGTGGTGCGGCAGCTGGTGGCAAGGGCTGGCCGAGAGTATGTGACGGTGCCGCAGGAGCGAAGCCATTGACGGGCGATTGTGCATGCGCTGGCGGCTGCACAACTTCGAGCTTGATGCGGATCGCATCGACGATCTTGCCTTGAAATTCGACCCGTGCCGGATAGAGCACGACCCGCTTGCCGGGCCAATCGTCGGTCTCCTCACCGTACATATCGGCGATGATGCTAGAGTTGGTTTTGTTCAGAACGATCCCGCGCTCATGGTTCTGAAAATAGAGCACGGGCTTATGCTCGCCTCCGATTTCTTCCATGATGACACGATCCATCATGGCGGCGACGGAACGACCCTGCAGGTCGGCGGCTTTGAGGTACGTCGATGGGAATGCTGATCCGATCTTCATGACAATCTCCTGTTAGATTTTCGGGCGGCTGATTATCGTTGCTCATCCTCCAGTGGCGGCCCGCCGTTGTGGCCATGCTGTGGGGGTGGAAGGGCGGAAACCGGGATGCCGAGCTGTTCGGTGATATTGACCCATTCGGTGCGCAAACGAAACAGTCGCACGTGCACATCCTGTTGCCATACGGCGTTTTTCTGCATCGCTGCTTCCATTTCGTTGACCGCCGCCGCCCATGCCTTCTCGTAGTCTGCACGTTGCTGTTGCGCGTTGCGGGCTTCTTTTTGGAAGGCAATAATCGTCTTGCGCATTTTCTCGATGCCGCCGGGCAGATCGACGATGTTGCCCGCATCGGCCGGAACCGGCGTATGCGTAATCTCGATGCGGTTCAACATCGATCCAATCCAACTCGCCATCACTTCCACCCCCTGTGCTGATTGCGAACACGTCGCTGGTTATACCAATCGCAGGCTTCGCTGATCAGCCACACGACAACGCAGATGCCGATAGCTGACAGCACGATGATCTCGATCATTACCCAAACCTCCGCAGCATCAGTTTCAGCACGGGCTCGGCCAGCACCAGCATGGTGCCGACACCGATCAGAACCCAACCCCAGAATTGTAGATTGTGCATCTCAGGTCACCTCGCGACGACGGGAATCAGAAAATCGAGCACGACGGCGAGCATCGTGATCAAGAGGACCATCACCGCTCCGACGGCGTGATTGAAATGTCGGGGCATCCGGCCGCGTATGATTGATCCGGGCATAGATGCGGGCGAACCGCTCGTCTTGCCCCCGGCGATAACCCGCAAGGTAGGCGGCGGTCGGCCGATGTGGCTGGTTGCGCCGCCTAAGCCCGGCCCAGTATCCTGTCGTGTAATCGGCATTAAATCCCTTCCTCTTCATGACGAACACCCCGCAACTGATACAAGGGGTTGGCGCGCACGGATGCTCTCGAGCACCTGCCTCCGTGCGCGCCTCAATTCCGGAGGCCCCGCTCCCCCGGTGGAGACGGCAGGTGCTGTTCAAATTTTGCCGGCTAAAGCGCTACGGCCGTCGGTGTATTCGTTGGTGTCACGCGGCGGCGAGAACTGCATCTCGGCTTCGTGCCGCAGCGACGGGAACCGCAGATATTTTGCTTTGGCTGCGGTCCAGATCAGAGCTTCCAAGCCGCGCGATTGGCGGCCGACATAGAGCGTTGCGGTTGTAAACTCGGCCGTCACGCCGGCAGCTTCGACTTCCTCAAGGTCCAGATTGCGATCGATGATCAGTGTAACCGACAGATCGGACAGCTGGCCCAACACGATGCCGCCCGGTGCAATGACGTCGATTTCTATCGTCGCCATGACGCGGGCCTTGCGGATGGAACAGGACCAGCATTCGGTGTGACCGCTGGCGATATCGCAATCGCATGTCGCGCAGTAGGTTCTGGACATGGCGTTACTCCGTCTCAGTCTTGAACCTGTCGCCAGCCTTCCGGTGTGTGCTCACGCTGACGGCGGACTTCGTAGACGCCAGGGCCGAACATAATCGGCTCGTGTGTATCGTGTGGCCGACGATGTTCCAACGCGGTCGGACGGTTGACCTTCAGCCATGCAATCAGTGGATTGTTGGCATCGCTGAACATCTCGACGGCAGGCGTCTTGCTGCGCTTGCGGTCAAGCACCATCACGTGGTGATGGCCCGTCTCAGAGTGGGTGACGATGATCTCGCCGTTCTGTGCTCTGACTGGCACGGCTTTTGCCGGAAGATCATCGATCCTACGGAACAGAACATCACCCTGTGCTGCGAACTTATCGAATGTTTTCATGTCCTAACCTCTGGTTTGACGAATGATGAAACGGGCAGGCTCCAGCCCCACGCTTGAGCCTCCAACGCGGTACGCATGTTCGGTGGAACCGGCAACGCAAATTGACGCTTTGTCCCGCACATCACGCGGAGGAACTTTTCGCGTCCGGCATCTGGCAGCTGTACTTCAATCAGCTGTCCGATCTCCGGGTCGCCGGAATCGTCGAGTACACGCGCGCCTAATTTCTCCAGCACCACATCCCAGCCGACAATCTCGCAAGCAACGCGGCGTTGCTCGATATTAGGCCATGTGATGGCTGTCGCCGCTGTGAGAGATTTGTCTCTGATCCATTCTGGCGGAACATGAGTTCCGCGCCAATAATATTCATCATTCAGGTCGCTGATGATGGCTGGTCCCGTCGCGCAATGAAATCGTCCTGACTCACGCCCGAGTCTTGGTTTAGCAATCCAGTACAGAGTGTCATCAGTCCAATACAGTTGGCTGCAACCGGACTCAAATGCAGCAGCGACGGGCACCGCCCACAGCAATACAGATTGTGACATTATTTGTTGGGCACCAATGGCAAAAACACTTAGCCACGAGAGATCTCCGGCATACCACCATATACTGCGATCGATACACCAGACGGCAAATCGGCTCTTGGCGGCACGGGCGTCACGGGCGTCACTGGCGTCACGGGCGTCACTGGCGGCACGGGCGGCACTGGCGGCACTGGCGGCACTGGCGGCACGGGCGGCACGGGCGTCACGGGCGGCACGGGCGTCACTGGCGGCACGGGCGGCACTGGCGGCACGGGCGTCACGGGCGGCACTGGCGGCACTGGCGGCACGGGCGGCACTGGCGGCACGGGCGGCACTGGCGGCACGGGCGGCAGAAAAATCGCTTAGAATATTCTCTATTTGTCGGTTGAGAGATTGGTGATTATCAAGCGTCCACCCACGGTTAAGCCGTACAATATTTCGCTTGATGCCGAGTGCATTCACATAGGCGGTTAATTGACGGTGAACCTCGGCTTCGTCGAGGCGGCCAGGGTAATTGCACGCTTCCGTGTAGCTGGCGAGTGTAATTGTCATTTACGCATCTCCCTCTTGAGCATCACCGGCCACCAGGCTGCTGGGGGCACCAGCGGGAGCAGGCGGACCACCAGGGCAGCCGGTGATATGCAACTGGTAGTGCAACACGGCGCACTCGTCAATCATAAAAGTACAACGGATTGAACTTTTCTTTTCCGACCCTGTTGACAACTTCAAAAAATGCCGCCGTGTCACATGGTTCGGGTTGACGGGTGCAACACGGCGTACTATACCAAAGCCATGAAGAAACCAGAATCAGACTTGCTTGCAGATGTAGAAGCATTCCTGAAGCGCACGGGGATGACCCCGACGCGGTTCGGCGTGCTGTCGACCGGCGAGCGTGGCCTTGTCAAGCGGCTGCGCCGCGGTCGCACCGTGCAGCTCGCGACCGCCGAGCGGCTGTGGCGGTTCATGGCGACGCATAAGCCGGGGAAGCGGGTGGGGTCGGGGAAGCGGATGGGAAAGTCGAACGCGGCGCGTCTCGCCGCGTAAAACGAGGTCGGAAACCCCAGTAACCGTTGCGTTTTGCGTCTCTGCCCGTTGTGTGCGGGGAGCGGTTGGAGCTCGTGCGCGCCATCGTCCGCCGATTGCGATGGCAGATCAGCGCCCCTCCGACCGTTCCCCGCACCCAACGGTGCCCTCCCAGACTTGGCCGGGCAGTACGCGTCCCGGCTGATTTTTCACTCCAACCGAAGTGGTGCCATGTCCATCAACGCCATCACCAGCGACGCACGGAACGCGCTTGGCGATTACGTCACTCGCATCGAGAGCTTGATCGAGGAGAAGACCGAGGCTGCCGAGCGAATCAAGGCGGAATACGCCGAAGCCGCGGGCGCTGGTTTCGACAAGCTAGCCATTCAGCAAATTATCAAAGAGCGGGCGGCAGACGCCGAAAAGTCGATCAGGCAGCGTGAGATTGTCGAAACGTACCGAACGGCGTTGGCTGGTCTGGTTGGCACACCCCTCGGCGACTGGGCTCGGCAGTGGGTCGCCAATGACACGCGCGTTCGTCAACGCAGTAAGAACGCCAGTGATTCCGCCATGGACGACTTCATGAAGAAGCGCAGCAAGTCAGCCCCTAACGACGACGCAGCACCGCCCGCATCCTGAATAGAAACGGCGGCCGAGCTGCCCGCTCGAACCGCCGTTAGGTGTGATCATCGATAGTACCGTTGGTCCACCGTTTTACGCGCCCATAGGAGGTGGGCATACATGGACCACGATTTAGCAAATCAGCGCATGCGCGGCAAGCCCGCAACACACAAGCGCAAAAAACCGATGGGGATCATATTCGGCGGCCAGCGGATCAGAAGTGCCACGTGGGACGACGTGATCGGCATGGCGCGCAACGGCTTTGCCGTGATCCGTGACGGCACCGATATCCGCCTGTGCTGGTCAGAAGCATTCGAGACGGAGGCCATGCAATGACCAAGGCTGACCACATCCGCCAGCTGTACGACGGCACCCGCACCACGGTTGAGATTGCTGCTCTTGTCGGCTGCCTGCCTGAGTACGTCCGTGTAGTCGCCCGGCAGCGTGTCATCGGCGGCATGAGCAAAACCGATCTGGTCTATACCGAGCGGCTGCGTAAGGCAATGACCAAGGCTGACCACATCCGCCAGCTGTACGACGGCACCCGCACCACGGTTGAGATTGCTGCTCTTGTCGGCTGCCTGCCTGAGTACGTCCGTGTAGTCGCCCGGCAGCGTATCATCGGCGGCATGAGCAAAACCGATCTGGTCTATACCGAGCGGCTGCGTAAGTACGGCGACAGAGATGCGGCTCAGAAGGTGTGGAGATCGGTTTACCGCCGCGCCAGAAAGGCAGGCGCCAGCCGGTACGATGCGGACAAGCTAGCCAAGCGGATGAGTGGGCGAACGTTTGCGGCAACAGCCCGGGCTAACGAGGCCCGCCATAGCTGATGATCCAGAAGATATCCCCAGCGATTGCACGCTGTTCGAGCCGGCTCCAGATCAAATCGGCTACTGCGTACGCTGTGACTGTGAGATTTCGCTGTGTGATGCGCCTGAGGGGCTGTGCGCAGTGTGTGCGGAGCGGGGGGACGGGGAAGTGAGATGAACGAAACGCTTACATGGGCAGACCTCCAAGACTGCGGGAATGCGCAAGCGCAGCTCATCTTGCTGGCCATTGCGCGGTCTGCGGATTGGATATCCGGCGAAGGCTACCCTGATATCAAGACTATTGCCAAGCGTGCCAAATGCTCGGAGAGGACCGCTTCAACCTACCTCAAACGGCTGGCTGCCGACGAATTTATTCGACGCATTCCGCGCAAGCGGGCGGATGGCGGACGAACCAGTGATATGATCATTCTGGTTGGCTATAGCGAATGGTATCACGCAATCTACAAGGGCGGAACCGTATCTGCTCCGAGGTCGATAAAGCGCTACGACACCCCAATGCAAGATTTGCATGGGGGGGTAGAAAACAGTGTAGACCAGGAGGCTGAAATTGCAGCCCCCCCCATGCAAGTACTATTGCATACCCCCCATGCAACTACGTTTGCAGGGCCAAAGAACGTTAAACTAACGTCAGATTCTAACGTCAGCGCGGACGGGCGCGCGAGCGAAGGCGCTCGCCCTCCCGCGCCGAAGAAGCACCTTCCACAATTCACGCTCACACCAGCGGATAGCTCGTGGGACCATTGGATGACGTGGCTGACCGACCACGATCATCGAGAGGTCGCGCTTGCGGCTCAAGAGGCCCGGCAATTGGTGACTGTTGCACGGTGGCCGAAACCCGGCACGCCCGTCCCTCGCGTCGACGGCTGGCCACTGATCGAGAAACGCAAGAGGGGGGATGCAGCATGACCCTGCGTGTGCTGGATCTCTTTTCCGGCATCGGCGGTTTCTCCCTCGGGCTCGAGCGCACGGGTGGGTTCGAGACGGTCGCGTTCTGCGAGAATGATCCATACGCTGGAAAGGTGCTGAAGAAATGGTGGCCGGCCGTACCCAATTTCAGCCATGGCATCGTCGGGCTGAACAGCTTGCTGAGGAGGGTGCGGACTGCATTACCGCGGGTTTCCCGTGTCAGGATATTTCATTCGCTGGCGCAGGCGCCGGACTTGCCGGGGCTCGTTCGGGACTCGTTTGGGCACTCATGCGAACCATTCGCCTGGTTCGACCCCGAATCGCGTTGCTGGAGAACGTGGCAGCGCTGCTTGGTCGAGGGCTGGGAGATATTCTCGGGCACATGGCCACGGTCGGGTATGACGCGGAATGGCATTGCATACCGGCGTCCAGCGTTGGTGCCCCTCACCAAAGGGACCGCGTTTGGATTATTGCTACCGACGCCGACCGCGAGCCAGTACGGCAGCAACAGGTCGGCGAGCTCTGGTGCGGCGGTGCGCCCGTCGCTCAGCCAGATCGCAAAATGGCCAACGCCGATGCGTGCGGATGCGAGGGGCAGTTCTGGAGCGAACAGGATCGGGAAGCAGGTGCAGTTGGTCGATGCGGTTCGGATGTGGCCGACACCGACAGCGGTGGACGGTCGAAGGGGGACGGGAACTTATCGCCCGCAGGACACCGGCATTCCATTACCGCAGGCAGTGGCGATGGCGGAACGGTTTGCGACTCCAACGTCTCGGGACTGGCTTTTCCGGAACGCCAGTCCCGAGACGTTGGAGAAGAATTCGCGCCCGCTCTCGGAACAGATTGGTGGGCTACTGAACCCGACGTGGGTCGAGTGGCTGATGGGGTTCCCTCTCGGGTGGACAGACTGCGCTGTCTCGGAAACGCCGTCGTCCCTCAAATCCCGGAACTCATCGGCCAAGCGATCCTCCAAACCTTAGACCAAGAGCAGCGCAAGGCAAGGCAACGGGAGGTGTTCGGGAGATGAGCAAGGCGCGCGATTTAGCTGATGCAGAGCAAGAAGCTCAAGACGTGCGCATCGGGTGCGCCACGTGCAGCGACTTGCGTATTGAGGGCGATATCTACTGCTCGCCGTGCCGCATGTATTGGGATGACGTTAGTGGCGGATGTTTCGACGACTGGCCGCTTCCGATCGATGACCGCACCGTAACCCCAACGTGAGAATGAACCAATGGCGAAGCCTCCCATCAAGCTCAAAGGCATCAAGGTCCCCGGCGTTACGCTCAAGGACGGCAAGATCAAGCGCAAGGACACGGCCTCGCCGCATGTGCGCGCAGGTCGTCGAAGGAAGGTCAACAAGATCACCGGCGTGAGGGCTGCGAAATGAAACCACTGCGTTTCGACTACGATCCGGTCCAGAAGATCCTCAGCGCTTCCGGCGGCGGTGCCAATCAGGATTTTCTCGGCGCCGTGCTTGATGTTCTGGAGCGAGCAATCGCTGCAGAGCGTAAAGCCTGCGCCAAGATTGCTGACGCGCATGGAGAACTGACCAGCGACACTGCCCATCGCATTGCCGCCGCCATCAGAGCCAGGGGAGACAAGCCAGAATGACCTGTCGTGTCTGCAAGCACTGGAAGGGGGATTCATATTCATGGAATGAAGACGGGAAGCCTCCGGTAACAGGCCCATGTCGGCGTGATCCTGTCCCGGTCGATGTGGCTTCGACCTACTCATGTTCCAGCTGTGTCGTCGATATAGGTGACGCTTGGCATTGGCTCTTCAACTACCGCCACGATGCGAAGGAACTGCGGAAAGAAAGGAAACAACACGACGCGACGACGGCGACACTAGAGCGTGTCAGGGCTCGCGCCCGAAGCCTCAAAGAGCAACTTTCTCGTGCCCGCGTACAAGACGGGACCAAGACAACATGAGCAACCGAGCCCTCGTATACCGCTGCCCTCCCAACACTGAGCACAAGGCCGCCCAGGAGCTTCGTGAGGCCGGCATTCGTGCCTATGTCCCCCGGGATCGCGCATCGAAGCGCAACCCCTTCACCGGCAAACGTCAGGCGCCGGCACCGGGCTATGTGTTCGCCGATCGAGCTCTAATGGCAGCCTACGCCAAGCATGTCCGGGCGCCGCTCGGCATCGTCAATCGGTCGGAAATGGCCCGGCTGTACCTCGGGCGGCAGCGCTCGCCAGCCCCACGGTATGCCCATCAGATCGGCACCCGCGTCACGATCCAGCGGGGTCCCAACGCAGAGTTGCACGCCATCATCGCCGGCCACCGCGAGCGGTTCTACTACGTCGACGTCGAGTTGTTCGGCAGAACGCATCGCCAGACGGTGCATGAACAGCACATCAAACGTTACACTGGGGTTCCATAGCGCCCAGCGCTTGACCTTTGCGCCCAAATCATGGCATCGACGCATGATGACGAGGCGGCCGTGATGCGTTGGCTGCCCCTAGGTTCCGGGAAATCCGCAGAACCACCCCATCTAGAATAGCGTCGAAAGCAATCAGGCTGCCAACTGCGGGGAACCGTTGGCAGCCCGTTTTGCGGGAACTATATACTTGACGGAACAGGAATCGGCAAGGTATGGAACCCCCGCGTGACAGGCCGGAAAATGAAAATGGAGACCTGGTAGAGGTAACTCCCGCTATGATCGCGGCTGGAGTTGCTGAGCTGAGCGAAAAGATGTTCGGACAGCCAATGGACATTGTTGTCAGGGAAGTTTACTTGGCGATGCGGAGCGCCAACGTCGCAGCCTATAAGGGCAGCGACAGGCCGGCGAATGGCGCTTCTCCGCAAATGGAGGGGCGTCGTGGATAGCAATGAATACAAAATTACGGACGAAATGCTTCATGCGGGAAAAGTGGCTCTATACGAGCGGAAGATGCTGTCAACGCCGCCGAAGCCGCACGACGGAATGAAGAAAGGGGCCGCGCCGAAGCGCGACCCCCACTTTTCTGGGAAGGGCTCAAAGTCCTAGGTTGGCACTGCGGGCTTTGAGTTCCTTCTGTTACTTTTTGACGGGTGCGTTCCATGCGGACTTGACGAGGGCGATGCCGTGATCGCAGTCCGCCTCCTTCAAGTACCCTTCTCCGGAGTCGGCGACCTTCTTGCCGTTCGACGCCATCAAAAACCAACGCCACTGATTGGCGTTGTCGATGTATTTCCAGAACACCATCTGTGATGGTCCTTCTGTTTGGAGCTGCAATGAACGCGGACTATCGAACGCACTTGTTCACCTACCGCCACGACGGGGCGGAATGGGTACTCGCAATCGAAGCCACTGATGCTGATGACGCGCGGGCTCGTATCGGGAAGCTGGCATATGCGACATACAACGGTGTCGCCATCTCACGCACGCCAGCAGCACTTGCCCCAGTCGGAATTGCGTCCGTCTGGTTCAGGAACCTCGCAAGAGCGATCTTGCCGCGATTCTTCGTTGCTCGCTAGCGGGCAGATCGTCGACGCCAGATCACGAAGTGTTTCGCTTTCTGACTCGCGGTCTTACGCCGGGTCAACTGGCCTGTAGCTTATCGAAGTACGAAAGCCCTAACATTCCAACTGCTAATTGTAGGCGGACCTGAGCCTTGTCTATGGCGATCTGTTTCATGGAGATGGTGTGCCTAAAGAGACAAAGAAGGACGAGATCAAGGACGAGCCAGGCGCGGAAGACCGCTTCCTGCGCGGCATCCGCAAGGCCGTGAACACTCCGCCCAAGCCCTTCACCAAGAAGGCGAAGGGCAAGAAACAAGGATCTGCGAAGTGACACTTGATGCGCTGTTGTCACTGATCGAGAACGAATTTTATGGTCTGTCGATCAGCGAGACAGACGACTTAGAGCGGCGGCTAGTTGCCCAACTTGCTGAGACACGTGGGCGACGTTTGAGTTCGTCGACTCCACTTCTTTCGCAAGCTCAATCAGCGCCGTGCATATGCCGAACAGAGCTGGGTCTGTCTTGCGATCAATCTTCTTGATCGTCTGGGGCCAGCTTCCTTGGGCATGCCCATGGCCTCGCGGACACGATGGCAAAGGAACCACGCGCTCTTGTAGGTGATGCCGAGCATGCGGTGGACCTGATGAGCGGAGACGCCCTTCTTGCTGGACGCCATGAGGCGGAAGGTCATCAGCCACTTCGTCAGCGGGATGTGCGAGCGCTCCATGACGGAGCCGACTGTGACGGAGAACTTCTTGCGGCACTCGCTGCAAAGGACGAGGCCGCGCTCAGCCGCCGCGCCACCGAGACGCTTGCAATGCTTGCCGCTGTCACAGAACGGGCAAACCGGACCATCGGGCCAACGCTGGGCTTCAAGAAGCTCGCGGGCCTTGGTCTCGTCGTGAAATACGGGGTCGGTGATGTTGAAGGACATCGGGGCAATCCTTGCTGGATGCCCCTTTCTACGCTATCGAACCTGTTCCGTCAAGTATATAGTTCCCCGTTTTGCATACGCCACTCACCCACGCAACGCTTACCCATTCCCCGTGTCGAGCTTCATCCAGCACCCGGACGCACGCACCGGGCACGCATCTCCACAGCCGACACGGGGAACCCTACCCCATCCATCCTGAACACCTCATGAAAGGCTGATGGCCATGCACGCTTCGGATTGCGCTCTACACAACGCGCCGGCCATGCCGGTCGGGCCGTGTGACTGTGGTGTGGGGGACAAGGACATCATTCGTGAGTGCCAAGCGATCTTGGCCGCGTATCTGCCGCCCGACGGCGCGGATGAAAGGACGACGATCAGTCGGCTGTTGGAACTTCTCGACGGCCCCCGCGGGCTTGCTGCGGTTGGCATCAAGCCCGCCTGAACTTCTGAACAAGGACCAGAACCATGCGGAAAGTCCTACTTGCTACCGCCACGGCCGTCCTGGCCATGAGCTGGAGCGTGATTCTCGCCAAGGCCGCCGACAAAGGCGAGCCCCCGGCCACGTTCGAGCAGATCCTCGCCGCCCGGCAGCCGGCCCTCAGTGGCTGTTTTGTCGAGACCTCCGCTACGGGTACGTTTCTCGCTGCGGGCAACCGCACGGCCGCTGGCGGGCTCGGGTTCGGATGCGACGCCCGGCTTGGCCTGGCCGTCATCGGCGGCGGGTTCCGCGGTGATTTCGCCGAAGCGGCTACATCAGGCACCGGCTATGCCAAGCTCGGCCTTGCCATCAACCCGCATCTACACGCCTATGGCCTTCTCGCTTGGGTCGCTCCCGATTGGAAACTCAAGAACGTCGGACAGCTTCACCTGGGCGCCGGCCTGGAAACTTCCGTACTCTTCAACGGACTGTCCGGGTTCGCCGAAGGCTCGACGGCGGTCTCGAAGGTCGGCACGTCGGATCGCAACGATGTCCTGATCCGGCTTGGGCTCAGGTATCGGTTCCAATGACCGCGATCATTCTCGGCATCGTCCTGATGACCTTGGTCAACGCGGTTCTGATCGGACATGTGATCACCGACTACATCGAAGAGATCAAGCGCACTTTCGAGGATTCTATCGAGGACTGACATGGCCGACCCAAATCAAAAGTCCAAGATCAAAGTTATCACCGACGCCTTCGTGGCCAGTGCCAACGACGTGGCCAAGTGGTGCATATGGGGAGCCAAGGTGGTTGTCGCGATCGGCTGTGCTTACGCTGCTGCGCGGTATTTCAACCTCGGCTGGACCTCGATCGAGGGTATTCGCATTCCCTATCCCAAGGTCACCGCAGAGCCGCTGCAACTCCTCTACCTTGCTGGCTGTCTCTACGCGATCAAATGAGCCCGCGCGATCTCGCAACATCAACCCGTGAGCGTATCACCTCATGGAGGATCTCCCGTGAAAACCATTCTCAAAGACCTGTTCGGGGATCTCTCCCCATGGGGTCGCCTCTGGCTCAACTTCGGCGTCGCAGCCCTGCTTGCAGCGTCGTGGATGTCGTTCATGGTCGGTCTCAATATGACATGGGCGCATGCGTTCTTTCTGGTCATCCTCAGCGCCGTCGCCGCATTTCTGCCGGTTACCGCCGAGATGATGTGGAGCCAAGGCCGTAAGATCGTCTCGATCGTGCTCGCGATCCTCGCCGTGCCCTTGCTGGTCGTCGAGTTCGGCCAGCACGCCGCCTACACTGCCGGCATTCGCGGCCACGACCTCGCCACCACCCGCGTGCAGAACGTCAAGCACGATGGCGCCCAGGAATCGGTGGCCGAGAACCGTCGCCGCCTCGCCTGGGCCGAGAAGCGATTGTCCGATCTGACTCAACAGAACGGCTGGAGTTCGACCGTCACCGCTGATGCCTTGCGTGGACGGATTCCAGGATTGGAACTGGCCATCTCCCAGGAAGCAGCCCGAGGCGGTTGCAAACAGCGTTGCCTCGAGCGCACCAAAGAGCGTGATGAGATCGTTGCCCGCATCGCTATCCTCGAGGAGCGCACTACCCTGCAGAAGCAGATCGACGGTACCAAGACCATGCTCGACAGCTCGCGCGCTAATGCCGCCACGGTCGAGCACAAGTCATCCCAGACCGAGCACATGAACGCCTTCCTGTCGAAGGCCGTTTCGTTTGTCGGCCAGGGCCAGCTCAAGCCCAATGCGCACGTCGAAGCAGGCACGCAGCTCAGCGCCAATCTGGCTATGGCACTGGCTGGCACTGGCCTGCCTTCACTGGCCCTGTTCGTGGCCGGCCTCTATCGCAACAAGCGCCGTGACGACGATCAGCCGACGCCCCATGTTGCACGTGAAACAGTCAACACCACGCCGACAATCCCCCAGCCTATTGTTCCCCTCACCCGCCAAGAGCCCACCAGAGAGATGATCACTCTCGGAAGAGCGGCAGCACTGCTCACCAACATGAAGGCAGCAGCGTAACCGATCATGCCCCGTATAGCCTACTCCATCGATCTCGCCTCCCGCGTATGCGCGCTCATGCTGACCCGCAAGGAGGACGGCAATGTCATGAGCCTGCGGGACATCTGCAGCATCGATGACATGCCGGCAGAGGGGACGCTCTACAGATGGCTCAGTGAGAACCCGGAATTCGGCGAGATGTACGCGCGTGCGCGTGAAGAGCGGGCGCATCTGGCGGCTGAGGACATCATCCACATCGCCGACACCGAGCAAGACCCCAACAAGGCCCGCGTTCGGATCGATGCCCGCAAATGGTATGCATCCAAGCTCAATCGCAAGGACTACGGGGACAGCCTGGATCTCGGCGGCGGCCTGCATGTGAAGTTGACTGATGACCAGCTTGAATCTCGCCTTGCTCACATCCTCGGAAAAGCGGGAGTTGCTCTCGCTCTTGGACGAGAAGGAGCGTCGGAAGAAACGCCGTAAGCTGTTCGACCTCTACCCCAGCGAAGGGCCGTTGCGGCGGGAGTTATACGCCAAACACCTGCAGTTCTTCGCTGGCGGTTCCGAGCACATGGAACGCTGCATGATGGCAGCGAACCGCGTGGGAAAAACCTGGGGTGTCGGCGGCTACGAGACGGCGCTGCATCTGACCGGACGCTATCCAGATTGGTGGCCAGGCCGGCGGTTCACGGACCCGGTTGGCGCATGGGTGGCTGGCGACACGCGGACGACGACGCGAGATATCATCCAGGTGGCGTTGCTAGGTGTCGGCGGTGATGCGGGCTCTGGTGAAATGGGAACGGGGCTGATCCCCGGCGATGACATCGCAGGCAAGCCCACACCGATGCAGGGCGTGCCGGGCGGTATCGATACGGTCGCGGTTAAGCATCGATCGGGCGGGCTCTCGATCCTCGGGTTTAAGTCCTACGATCAGGGCCGGCGAACGTTTCAGGGCACGCAAAAGCAGGTTGTCTGGCTCGATGAGGAGCCGCCCATGGACGTATACGAGGAGGCGATGCTGCGGTTGACGGCGACGGTGCCGGGTGAGGTCAACGGGTTGATGCTCTGCACGTTCACGCCGCTGCTTGGATTGAGTAAGGTGGCGCTTAAATTCCTGCCGGAGATGGCGCCGCATTAGAATAAATTACCCTACTGGTCTCCGATTTCCCGAGGGCGACACTTTTGATGACGGCCGGAATGAGCAAAAAAAATCCAACCAGGCCGATAAAGCCGATTAGGCCGACAAATCAGAACCGCCAATTACCGGCCTTGGCAACGTGAGCCGTCTCTGCGTCCAGGCCACGTGGAATGACGTGCCCCATCTGTCAGAGAAAACGAAGGCGGAGTTACTCGACGCGATGGAGCCGCATATGCGGGATGCCCGAACCAAGGGCATTCCCATGCTCGGCGCCGGTGCGATCTACCCGGTGCCGGAGTCCTCGTTTCTGTGTGACCCATTCGAGATGCCGGAGTTCTGGCCGCGCGCCTATGGCCTCGATGTCGGTTGGAACAAGACAGCAGCCATCTGGGGTGCGTGGGATCGAGAGGGCGACACGGTCTATCTCTATTCCGAGCACTACATGGGGCAAGCGGCTCCATCGGTGCACGCTGATGCGATCAGGGCCCGCGGCGATTGGATGTGGGGCGCGATTGATCCGGCATCGGCCGGCTCGGGACAGATCGACGGCAAGAAGTTGCGTGAGGTCTACACCGGCATCGGTCTCAATCTCGTCGATGCCGACAACGCGGTCGAGGCCGGCATTCACGCTGTGTATCAGCGCCTCGTATCGGGTCGCCTCAAGGTGTTTCGCACGCTGCGCAACTGGACGGCCGAGGTCCGCATCTATCGGCGTGACGAGAACGGCAAAGTCGTGAAGGAGAATGACCACCTGATGGACGCTATGCGCTACCTGATCATGACAGGGATGAAGCTCGCACGGATCGCGCCTGATTTCGATGATGACGATGTGCGCGAGCGTCGCCGCGCCAACAACAGCACCGGATATTGATGCAGCCTGACATGATGGGGCAAGTCGTGCCCCTGCCGTTTCCACCGCAGCCGCCTCCCCCGCACATCCTCGCGATGCAAGCGAGGATAGATGCGCTCGCCGACATGGCGAAGATGGTCAACGCGGCGGATGATGTCGAGGAAACAGAGCTGCACAAGATCGGCTCTAAGGTCGTTCGTGAATACCGCATCGATCGGGACAGCCGCAAGGAATGGGAGGACCGGGCCAAGCGGGCGATGGACCTCGCGCGACAGAAGAAGGAGGAGAAGTCGTTCCCGTGGCCGAAGGCATCGAATGTCAAATACCCGCTGTTGACCACGGCCGCATTGCAGTTCGCGGCCCGCGCCTATCCTGCGATTTGCGATGGCCCGCGCATCGTCAAGAGCCAGGTGCTCGGCGCTGATCCGGACGGCCAGAAAGCTGCATCCGGCGACCGCGTCTCGCAGCACATGAGCTATCAGCTCCTCTACGAGGTCGACGGCTGGGAATCGTCAGTTGACACGTCGCTGCATCAGATCCCGATCATCGGCTGTGCGTTCCGCAAGGTCTACGAGGACGACAGTTCCGAGGCCGGGTTCTGCGATGACCTGGTATCGGCGTTCGATTTCGTGGTGAACCAGGAGACCAAATCGCTCAAGAAGGCGCCGCGCGCCACGCACGTGTTCACGCTCTACCCGCATGAGATCGCCGAGCGCCAGCGCGAAGGCCGCTATCTCGATGTCGAGATCAAGGGCGAGGCCGACAAATCCAACGAGGACGAGGACGCACCGCACACGATCCTGGAGCAGCATCGGCTGCTCGACCTCGACGACGACGGCATACTCGAGCCGTGGATCGTCACGGTGCACGAGAAAACCGAGCGGGTGCTGCGCATCTCGGCCTGCTTTGATCCTGGCAAGATCGCCACCAACAAGCGCACCGGCGCGATCATCCGCATTCCCAAGCAGGAGTATTTCGTCAAGATCCCGTTCGTGCCTGATCCTGACGGCGGGTTCTACGATGTGGGCTTCGGCCATCTGCTCGAGCCGATGTCTGACGTGATCGACTCGACCATCAACCAGATGATGGACGCCGGCACGCTGCAGAACGCCGGTGGTGGCTTCATCGGCGCCGGTGTCTCGCTCGGCAAGGGCAAGAGCGTGATCACGTTCAAGCCCGGCGAATATCGCACGGTGCAGACGGCAGGGCCCGACCTAAAGGCCGGCATCGTCCACATGGATCATCCCGGCCCGTCGAAGGTGCTGTTCGAACTGCTGTCGCTGATGATCGAGGCCGGCAAGGACGTGGCCAGCGTTCAGGACATCCTCGTCGGCGACATGCAGCGCAATCAGACGGCCACGGCGACCATGGCCATGATCGAGCAGGGGCTGAAGGTCTTCACGGCGATCTACAAGCGCATTTTCCGGGCGATGAAGGAAGAGTTCAAGCTCATCTTCGAGATCAACAAGCGGCGCATGGCCAACCAGGTTCCGCGCTATATCGCGCTGCTCGACGAGCCGGTTGAGGTCGCCGGCGCCGACTACATGGGCACGCTCGACATCATGCCGGTCGCCGACCCGAACACGATCACCGATATGCAGCGCATGGCCAAGGCGCAGCTCGTGATGGACGAGGTGCGCAACGGCAACCCGCACGTGGATGCGTTCGCGGCGACCAAGCGCGCATTCGAGGCGGCCCGCATCGAGAAGCCGGAAGAGCTGTTCGTGCCTCCGCCCGATCCGAACCAGCCGCAACCGCCGAGCCCGGACGAGCGGATGGCAGAGGCCAAGATCGCCGAGCAAGAGGCCAAATCACAGGCCGCCATGCAGGCGCTCGGCCAGCGTGAACAGGAGGCGCAGGTCAATCTGCAGGCCAAGGCAGCTGATTATCAGCTGCAGTTCGAGGCCAAGCAGCGTGATGCTGAAATGCGCGCGATCGAGGCTGAGTACAAGCACCAGGAGCAACTCCGCACGCTGCAGTTCAAGTCCGACGAGCTCGACCAGCGCTATCGTGAACTGCAATTGCGCGAGGAAGAAATCAAGCTGCAGCACGAGGCCAAGCGGTTTGCTGCCGAGCAGGCGATGCAGCCGAGCGAGACTGAATGAAGATCGACAAGGAAGACTTCGACGCGTGGTGGGGCAACCCGACCACCGAGGCATTCATCAAGTGCTGTGGCGTGTGGGCGAGCAATGCCCGCGAGTTATGGGTTCAATCGTCGTGGGAAGGCGGGGTCAACAATGACAACGACCTGTGGCGGCTGAAGGGACAGGCCGAGGTGCTCCGAGACATCCAGGGCATGACGGCTACAACGATCGAGGAAACATTGAGCGATGACCAGAGCAAAACGTGACGTGCAGGTAATCCCGCCGGACAAGTATTTGTTCGTCGACAACGCGGATGTGAAGCGGCGTCTCAATGCGGAGATGCAGGATGATCTTTCCGAGATTGGCATGGGCCACGGCATCGTGCCCATCGAATACAAGGTCGTGATCAGGCCCGTTGAAGAGACAGGCGTGATCAAGCTGAAGGGCGGGTTCGAACTGCTGAAGCCGGACACGACCAAGGAGCGCGATCAGCACGCGGCTATCGAGGGCGAGATCGTCGCTACGTCGCCGTTCGCGTTCTCCTACGAGGAATGGCCGGATGGCGCCCGCAAGCCGCGGGTCGGTGACGTGGCGATCTTTGCGCGCTACTCCGGCAACACGATCAAGGGCAACGATGGGGTGGATTATCGCGTCATGAACGACAAGGACATCATCGCAGTCCGGAGGGTCGCGAAATGAGCGACATCATCGAGCAACTCGCACCAGCCGAGGTTGCCAACCCCGGCACGATGATCCCCGGCGAGTCTGCACCGGCTCCTGAGACGAACGAGATCGAAAGCCGCGCGAAAGCGATGGGCTGGGTTCCCAAGGAGCAATTCCGCGGCGACGATAGCAAGTGGCGCGACGCCGACGAGTTCGTGCGCCGCGGTGAGGAAGAGCTGCCCGTCATGCGGGAGCGCAACCGCGACCTGTCCCGCAAGGTGACGGAGTTCGAGCAGCGCATGACCCGCCAGGAGCGGGAGTTTCAGGAGCGCGCCAGCCGGCAAGAGCGCATGGCGGCGATGGCGCTCGACCAGCAGCGCATGAACCTCGAGGGACAGTGGGAAGCCGCCAAGGCGCAGGCCGTCGAGATCGGTGATGTGAGCCGGTATCAGCAGCTCAACCGCGACCAGCGCCAGAGCATGCAGGCGTTCGACCAGCGCATCTATGAGCAGGTCAAGCCGCAGCCTCAGCCGCAGAACGACCGCCTCGCTCCCGAGCAGACGGCGGCAATCGAATCCTGGCAGGTGCAGAACCCCTGGTATTTCTCCGACCAGGGCATGATGCGTTACGCCGAGACCGTGCACGGCAATCTCGTGCGCGAAAAGCCGGGCATGTCGCTCTCTGAAAATCTCGCCGAGGTGACGCGGATCGTGCGCGAGAACTTCCCCGACAAGTTCGGCACATCGCAGGGTCGTACGCCAAACGTCGAGGGTGGCAGCGGTCGGGCTTCCGGCGGCAAGCGCGAGCGCGGTGTTGCCGATCTTCCCCCAGAAGCCCGCAGCGCGGCCAAGGAGTTCGTGCGTGCCGGCGCGTTCAAGACCGAAGCTGAATACGCCAAGTCGTATTGGGCGATGGAAAACACCTGATCAGGAACATGGACATGAGCACGAGCACGCAATCCAACGTCGTCGAGAAGCCGCGGGCACGCATCGAGGAAGAGCGGCAACGGCGCCGTCGTCGTGAGGACATCACCATCGGTCGGCAGAGGAACCTGGCCATCGAAGGTGATCTCGACCCGCGTTACACGTATCGTTGGATCAACGACGATCCCGGCCGCGTGCACAATCTGACGGTGCGTGACGACTGGGATCTCGTGACGAACGAAATGCTCGGCAGCCGGCATGAGAAAGACAAGAACGTCGGCAGTGGCGTCGAGCGCATCGTCGGCAAGGCCGACGGCAAACGCGGACTGCTCGTGAGGAAGCTCAAGGACTACTACGACGCCGACAAGGCCAAGGAACAGGGCCTGATCGACGAAACCGACGCTGCATTGAAGCGTGGCGAGACGAGCCCGGCGGGGATCAAGGAAACCGCGCCCGCTCACGCCTACGTGCCTCAAGGCGGCATTTCCATTCAGGACGGCCGGCGCGGCTGATCCTCAAATCAGGAAACTAACCCATGGCCAACACCGATACGCCGCGCGGGCTGAAGCCCGTCCGGCACATCTCAGGAGCGCCCTACAACGGGGCGATGAACAAGTACTATGTGCCCGCATCCGACGGCACCGCCATCTATCTGGGCGGTATCGTCAAGCCTGCGGGTTCGGCCGATGCCGCCGGCGTGCCGTCCGTCACCGGCAACGTCGCGACTGGCAATCCGGTCATTGGCGTTGTGGTCGGCATCGATCCGCTCGAAGGGGCCGGCGCCGATGGGCGTGATTCCACCACGTACCGGGTGGCATCGACCGAGCGTTACGTCTACGTCGCCGACGATCCGGACCTCATATTCGAGATCCAGGAGGATGGTGAAGGCGGCGCGCTCGCGGCAACCAACATGTGGATGGCGGCCGACATCACGGGGTTCACGTCCGGCTCGACCTCGACCGGGCTGAGCTCGATCGAGATCGATAGCTCGACCGCAACGGCTGCCGGGGACGGCACCGAGGACGTGCTGATTGTCGGGTTCGTGTCGCGGCCCGAGAATGAGCTTGGATCGCAGTGGGGCAAGTTCCTTGTACGCCTCAACAACCACTTCTTCGTCGATGGCGCTGCTGGCGCATAAGGAGATCTGACCATGAGCGGCGTTATCACTACGAGCACGATTCCAAAGGCCCTATGGCCGGGAATGCATGCCTTCTGGGGGCGTGACTACAAGGAGCACCAACAGGAGTGGAAGGACATCTTCGCGGAGGAGACTTCGTCGAAGGCGTACGAGGAAGACCAGGAGCTGACCGGCTTCGGCATGGCGCCGATCAAGGCCCAAGGCGCTGCGATCACGTACGATTCGGAGACCGGCGGCCCGACCAAGCGCTACGTGCACGTGGTCTACGGCTCCGGATTCATCGTGACCCAGGAGGAGATGGACGACAATCAATACGTCCAGGTCTCCAAGCGGCGCACCAAGGCTCTGGCGTATTCGATGCGCCAGACGGAGGAGACGGTTGGGGCCAACATCCTCAATCGTGCGTTCAACAGCTCCTACACCGGCGGTGACGCCAAGGAGCTGTGCGCGACGGATCACCCGACCGTCAACGGCACGCAGTCGAACGAGCTGGCGACGGCGGCCGACATGTCCGAAGCGTCGATCGAGGACCTGGGCATCCAGATCATGACGGGGAAGAACTCGCGCGGCATGGCAATCGCGCTGATGCCGCGCAAGTTGATCATCCCGCCGCAGTTGGCGTTCGAGGCGGAGCGTATCGTCAAATCGTCCAAGCAGTCCGGCACGGCCAACAACGACCTTAACGCCATCCGGAGCATGGGGATGTTCCCGGACGGTGTTGCGGTGAACCACTATCTGACCGACACGGACGCCTGGTTCATCCAGACGACCGCCCAGAATGGTCTGATCCGGTTCACGCGTCGGGCAACCCAGTTCGGCAAGGACAACGATTTCGACACCGAGAACGTCAAGGCGAAAGCCACGGTTCGGTTCGCGATCGGCTGGTCCGATTGGCGCGGCATGTTCGGCACACCGGGAGCTTGATCACATGACCGTCACCAAGTTCTCCGGTGGCGTCGCGGCGGGCGGTGGCGCAACACGCGCCACCGTCGCCAGCGCGACGTATGCCCTGCGCGTTTCGTTCGATCCGACATCAGCGACACAGATTTTGCTCGGCTATCTGCCGCCGGGCGCGATCCCTATCGATGTTCTCGGCTTCGGCGGGACAACCGGCGGCACCAATCCGACCGTCGATATCGGCACGCTTGCCGATGACGACGGCTACGCCAACGAACTGGACGGCGATGCCGCCGGCACGTCGGCCACGGCAGCGGCCAAGCTCGGCGCGCTGATCAACACGCAGATCACGACACTTACCGCCGTCTACGGCAAGGTCGGCGCGTCTGCGGGAACCGGCGGCACCTTCAAGGGTGCGATCATCTACGTTATCGAGGATATTCCCTGATGGCTGACGCCGTAACCTCTCAAACGCTCGTCGATGGCGCGCGCAACGCGGTCATGAAGTTCACGAACGTCTCCGACGGGACGGGCGAGAGCGCGGTTCTCAAAGTCGATGTGTCGGCGCTCTCCGGAGCGCCGACCGCCGTCAAGATCAACAAGATCGAGTACACCACTGAGGGCATGTCGGTGAACATCCTGTGGGATGCGACGACCGACGTGCTGGCGGTTCATCTACCGCAGAATAGCTCCGACACGCTCGACTTCTGCGATGCCGGCGGCCTCATCAACAACGGCGGCGCCGGCAAGACCGGCGATATCATGTTCACCACCGTCGGGCACAGTGCCTTAGCGGACGATCGCTACACGGTCGTCCTGCACATGGTTAAGAAGTGGTGATGTCGTCCAACCCCGATGAATACTATGTGATCTGCGACGTGTGCGGGTTCAAGATGCACGCCTCGCAGACCAGGATGCGGTGGGACCGGCTGCGCGTGTGCGAGGCCGACTGGGAGCCGCGCCACCCGCAGGACAGCGTCAAGGCGCACCGCGACCGGCAATCCGTGCCGAACGCCAGGCCAGAGGCGACTGACACGTTTCTGGAGCCCAACGACGTGACGAGCGCTGACCTATGACCACCTCTGGCTCGATCGATCATTCATTGACCGCCCGCCAGGTCGTGACGTTCGCGCTGCGCAAGGCAAAGGTGATCGACACGCTGAATGATCCTGCTGCGGAGGAAATGCGCGACGGGCTGCTCGATCTCAACCTGATGCTGAAATCCTGGCAGACCGACTCAGGGCCGAACCTGTGGCGGCAGACGTTCGGCTCAATGGCGCTGGTTGCAGCAACTGCGAGCTACGTGCTGACGCCGCGGCCGTTTCGGCTGATCGAGGCCCGCTACCGCAACGCGTCGGGGATCGATCTGGAGATGATCGAGCTGACCCGGCAGGAATACGCCGCGATCTCGCAGAAGACCGCGTCAGGAACGCCGACCCAATTCTACCTCGACCGGCAGGCGGCGAGCAGCACGCTGTACGTGTGGCCGGTGCCGGCGAGTGTCACGACTGAGACCATCCAGTACACCTATCAGCGCGTGATCGAGGACATCGACGCCGCTGCCAATGATCTGGACATCCCGCAGGAGTGGCTTGAGACGGTCGGCTACAATCTCGCCTATCGCCTGTCCGGCAGCTACGGGTCGTTCGACAAGGAGCTTGGCGTGATTGCCTCGGGGCTGCTCGCCGACGCCAAGGACAGTGATCGTGAGTCGATAGTGCGCTTTACGGTGGAGCGATATTGACGCATGGCAACGCAATCCTGGCTGGCCAACACCACGGCGAAGACGGCGGCGACGCTGGACGGCGATGAGGAGTTCCGCGTCGTCGATGATCCGTCTGGCACGCCATCCGCCAAAAAAACGACAGTTGACGATATCGCCGAATATACGATCAACGAGCTTGGCGTGCTCACGGTTGAGCGTTTCGGCGCGGTCGGCGATGGCACGACCGACGACTATCTTGCATTCCGGGCAGCAATCAATGCTGCGGTGGCGGCCGGCGGTGGTGTGGTGCGGCTATTGGCCAAAACATACCGGATCAAAACAGACATCGCAGCGTCCAACATTACCGGCGCGCAAAGCGTGGCGATCATCGGCGAGGGGCCAGCGACCATCCTCGACTTCTCCGACGCCATCACGGTCGGCATCTCGCTCAACTCGACCAGCACGACGGCGAACCAAAGGCCCCGGTTCGCGTTCAAAGATTTCTCGATCATCACCTCGAAAAAGAACGCCGGTACGGCGATCGCCGTCACCTATGCAGACGGTAACTACGCGCACGACAGCGTTTGGGTGAGCGGCGTCGAGCTCAACCAGAACGTCTCGCGCCTGTCCGACACCGGGGCCGATTACGGCTACTGGTCGGCCGGCGCGGTGTGGACCAACTGCCGCAATGCATCGATCAACCGCTGGTCGTTCCAGGGTGAGATGGATCTGGCGACCGACAGCGCCTATGCCATGTCGTTCACAGGCGATTCGATCGGCATCCGCATCAGCGACTTCCGCGTGATCGAGGCAACCACGGGCCTCAACATTTCCGGCACGTGCGAGGGCATTTATCTCTCCGACTACGAGATCGTTAACACGCGCTACGGCGTGCGCATGGACATCACGGCAGGGGCCGAGCCTGTTCTGATGTCGGTCAACGGGCACCTCAACTGCGCCAACAATTGCATCTGGGGATCGAATGTGGTGTTCGGCCAGATCGTCAACACCAACCTGTGGGCCACATCCGCGCTGGACTCAGGCACATGGCCGACGTGGTACGGCGTCTTGTTCGATGGTGCGAATACGCAGCAGTGCAGCGTCATTGGCTGCTCGTTCAGCAAGGAGAGCGGGCGCACTGGCGACACGACGGTCGGCGTGCAGGTGTCAACGGGCACCGGCTACACGATCCAGAACAATCTTTTCTACGGTCTCGCCGGTAACGAGCTGAGCTTCGGCATCATCGCGTCGTCGGGTGTGTCGAAGGTCCGCATCGGCGGCAATACCTATACCAACGTCGCGGCCTCGGTCACCACGACCGGCGCAACCGATGTCGTGGTGTCGGACGCTGCCGACGTAGCTGGCCCGTCGTCATCGACCGATGGCCATGCCGTGCTGTTCAACGGCGCGACTGGCAAAGTGCTCAAGTCAGCAGGGGCAGCACCCTATATCGTCGGCGGGACGGATGTTGCTCTGGCCGATGGCGGCACGGGTGCGAGTACGGCAGCCAATGCGCGCACCAATCTTGGCGTCGTCATAGGCACTGACGTCCAGGCTTATGACGCGACTCTAGCAGCGCTTGCGGCTTACTCGACCAGCGGCCTTGTCACGCAAACCGCGGCGGACACGTTCACAGGGCGCACGCTCACTGGCACTGCGAGTGAGATTACTGTCACCAACGGCAATGGCGTTTCTGGCAACCCGACGATCTCACTGGATTCTGGCGTCTACCGCGCAGGCGGTACCGACGTGGCTCTGGCCGATGGTGGCACAGGTGCATCGCTGGCCGATCCGGCCGCTGACCGGATTATGTTCTGGGATGACAGTGCCGGCGTCGTGACATGGCTCACGGTCGGCACAGGGCTGACGATCACTGCGACCACGATCGATGCCACTGGTGGTGGATCTGGTGATGTCTCGGCAGCGGCCGTATTCGGTACGGACAATGTCCTGATCCGATCGGACGGAGCCGCGAAAGGTGTCCAGGCATCAGGCATTTCCGTCGATGACGTAAACAACATGTCTGGCGTCGCCGCACTAAGCGCGACCACGATCGAGCTTGGGCATGCAACAGATACGACGCTGGCGCGCGTTTCGGCGGGCATTGTCTCGATCGAAGGCGTTAACGTCGTCACCGTCTCTGCGACGCAGACGCTGACCAACAAGACGCTGACATCTCCCGTATTGACGACTCCAGCACTTGGCACGCCGTCGGCTGGCGTGCTTACCAGCTGTACGGGGTTGCCCATCTCAACCGGCGTGAGCGGGCTTGGAACTGGCGTGGCGACGTTCCTGGCAACGCCGTCTAGCGCAAATCTGTTGTCAGCCGTGACCGACGAGACCGGGACCGGTGCACTCGTCTTCGCGACATCGCCGACTCTCGTGACGCCGCTCCTCGGCACGCCGACATCTGGAACGCTGACAAATTGCACCGGCCTGCTAATCTCGGGCCTCGTCGCCTCGACCACGCTCGCGATTGGCGTCGGTTCGATCGAGCTAGGGCATGCGTCAGACACGACGCTGGTCAGATCAGGCGCTGGCGATGTTACGGTCGAAGGAAACGCGATTTATCGGGCTGGCGGCACAGACGTTCCAGTAGCTGACGGTGGCACCGGCTTATCGGCCGGCACGTCGGGCGGCGTCCCGTACTTCAGTGGAACAACAACGATCGCGTCGAGCGCTGCACTAGGCGCCAACCAAATATTGGTCGGAGGCGGAGCTGGTGCTGCACCGGCCAGCAATGCGACGTGGACGCTGGTTGGAACGTCTCTGATCGCCGCGTCGAGCGCATCGTTTGCACCCGGCCTGTCGATGAACAACTCGGCTGCCGACAGTACTGGTCCGCTCTGGCAGTTTACGAAAAGCCGCGCGGCAGGTGCAGCCGCCCAAGTCGGAGACTTCCTGTTCTGGGTCCAGGGCCTCGCAGCCGACAGCATCAACGTCGTTCGCGAGGCCGCGAATTATCAGATCATCGCGACAGCTATCGGTTCCGGTGCCGGCGCGGTGCAGGCGAAGCACGTCTGGCAGACGGGCAACGGGACCACCGTTGCCACCCGCATGTCGCTGTTCGAGACCGGCTTCCTCGACATGTCGGCGGGATCATTCGGGCAGGGTGCCCCGGTGACCAAGACGGCTGATTTCACAGTCGGAGCGACCGAGAACAACCTCATCAACAACAAGTCAGGCTCGACCTGCACCGTGACGCTGCCGGCCGCTGCGTCATTCTCAGGCCGCGAGATCCTGATCAAGACGATCCAGGCGCAGACCGTCGTATCGGCCTCGTCGAACGTCGTTCCGCTGGCTGGAGGTGCTGCGGGAACTGCCATTCTCGCTGGTGTAGCGGGGAACTGGGCCAAGCTCGTCTCGAACGCTACCAACTGGGAAATAATGGCAGCTTAAGGAGGACCAACGTGAACGAAGCAATGCAGAAGATCATTCAGAAACTGGCAGCGCAGAACATGCAGCTCAACGTGATGAACCTAGAACTGCAGGTGCAGATCGAGGTACGCGACACGGCAATCGCAAAGCTCGAGGCGGAACTCGACGTGCTGCGAAAGCAGTTGGCAGAAGCGGCTGATACATGCAACGTGCGGCATGAGATCTGGCAGGCGGTGATTTCCTGATGCGCACCGTTCCCCTCGACCTCGGTCTCGGCTCCAATCCTGCAGAGGACAGTCACGCAGGCGCGTGCCGGCATATCAATTGTCAGGTCGAGCCGCTGGGCGATGGGGCCAAGGGGCCGATGACGATCCGCGCGGTGGATGGGTTTTCCGACTTCACCACGCTGCAGGCCGATACCGCCATCCGGGCGATGCTGGCGCTGACCGATTCCGAGGCCTACGCGGTGACGGGGCGTGTCGTCTATCAGTTCGACCAGACCGGCGCCAAGACGGCGATCGGCGGCTGCCCGAGCGACGGCCGCGTGTCGATGGCGCGCAACCGCCGCGGCACGCCGCAGGTCGCGATCGTGTCGGACGGGCTTTATTTTGCGATCTCCGGCGGCGTGCTGACGCAAATCCAGGATGTGGACCTGTTTCCGCCGATCTCGGTGTGCCATCTCAACGGGTACTTCTGCTTTTTGTCGGCCGACGGCGTTCACTACGCCTCCGATATCGACGACGTGAACGTTACGGCGCTGTCGAGCGGTACAGCCGGCAGCAACCCGGACGCCGGCGTGGTCAACTGGGTCCGTGGGCAGGACCTCTGCATCGGCGGAACGCACAGCCTCGAGTTCTGGCAGGATGTCGGCGCGAGCCCGTACCCGTTTCAGCGCACCACGGCGATCGATGTCGGCGTGCTCAGTGCCGGCAGCGTCGCCAGCATCGGCCAAACCAGCGCGTTCGTCGCGCACGACGGCACGGTGCGGCGCCTGTCTGGCTATCAGGCGGAGGTCATCTCGACGGGCGAGATCGAGCGTCTGATCGCCGATGACGCAGATCCGCAGAGCATCACAGCGACGACGTGGTTCTACCGCGGTACGACCTATTACGCTCTGTCCGGCACCACATGGACGCGGGTTTACAATACCAAGACGCAGCGCTGGCACGACCGGCAGAGCTACGGCCTGGATCGTTGGCGCGCGCAGCACGCCGTGCAGTTCGGGCAGTCGGTGATCCTTGGCGATTATGCCAACGGCAAGCTCTACACGATGAGCCACACGGCTTACGACGAAGCAGGGCAGCCTTTGGTGATGAGCGTGCAGCCGCCGCCGGTTCACGCCGACCAGAGAATGAAGCACACCCGGATGGATGTGACGTTCGAGGCTGGCGTTGGCCGATATGCAGGCAGCGCCGACAGCGACCTGATCCTGACCGACGATGACGACGTGACACTGCTGAGCGACGAAGACGGCGAAACACTCCTGACTGATATCGTGCAGGTCAACGACTCATCCGATCTCGATCCGATGCTGATGATGGACTACTCCGACGATGGGGCGACCAACTTCGGTGTGCAGCGGATGCGCTCCATGGGCCTCGAAGGGCAACGGCTGAAACAGATCGCGTTCACATCGCTTGGCTCGAGCCGCAACCGAACCTACCGGCTGAGCATGAGTGCTGCGGTGCGCCGGTCGATCTCGGCCGCACGGCTGACGGTGAGCTGATCATGCCAGACACGTCGCTGCCGTCGTTGCCGCAGAGTTCCATGGTCGATCCGGCCACCGGCCAAGTGCGTGAGGAATGGCGGCGCTACCTTGCCGCGCTCGACAAGATCATTCGCCGTCTGAACGTCTAGAGGTTGGACCATGGGATTATTTGACAACTTCACGGGCAGGGCGCAAAGCCGCGACTTGTCGGGAGGCTATGGCGAGTCGCAGAACTTTCTGCGCGAGGGCCGCACCAACGCGATGGGCCAGATTAATTCTGGTCTCGGATCGGCCCGCAGCATGATCCAGCCCTATTTGCAATCAGGGCAGAGGGGCCAGACGGCCTACGAGAACACGCTCGGCATCAACGGCCAGCCGGCCCGGCAGCAGCAATTCCAGACCGGGTACCTCGACGATCCCGCGCTGAAATACCGCCAGCAGCAGAACTATGGCCAGATCAATAACATGCTCGCCAAATACAACGCGGGCGGGTTCGCGCCCAACTCGGGGATGGCGATGGCGGGCGCCGGCCGGCTGGCGAATGAGCAGTTCAATACCGACTGGGGCGGCTATCAGGATCGATTGCGGGCGATGGGCCAGCAGGGCCAGGGTCTGGCGC